CCACTTCGGTGATCTCGGTCCAGGTCGGGATCACGTCCGTGGATTCGTACCCGGCCTGGTCGTAGGTCGCGGGGATTCCGGCGGTGATATACAGCTTGGCGCCGGACAGTGCTTCAACTACTGTTCTTGCGGTCATGGTGATGCTCCTTTATGAAAACCGTCCGGCGGACGGCGGGTACAACTCCACAAAGAAAAGACCGCTCGAAAGCGGCCCCATCTGCGGAGTAATATTGGTTGATCCCTATGGTCTGCGCCATTTCAGGAAATAGTCCTGGGACTGCGAATAAAGCTCTGCTTCCGAGTCGCCCAGCTCCGGCCCCTCGATGTCGTCGAGCAGGCTGGACACGTCGAACCCAACCACCGTGGCGCGCATATTCGGCAAGGCGGAGCGAATCAGGTTGAGCAACTGCTTGCGCGCAGCCGGGCTGTTGGTCACCGCGGTCACCTGAATACGGTCGGTCCACAGCGTTGGCTCGGTCATGGCCACGGTATTGCGCCCGAGCCCGCTTACCTGCTTCACCGAAACAGCTGGGAGCGTGGTTCCTTCGGGCACGTCCTCGCCGACGATGATGCGGTCTTCGGGCACGAGCGCGAGTACGGCGGCGTTGTGCTTGAGTACGTAGCCGATGATCGCAGACCCGCTCACTCGTCGCCCTCCACGATGATCTCAGAGGTATCGAGCCCTTCCTTGGTGGCCAGGCGCACCTTCGCGTAATTCCCCGCTGCGATCACCGCATCCTGGGCCCGCGCATCCAGCGCCGGCCGCATGAACGGCTTCGGCGTGATGCCAGGGTGATGCACCGACTTGGCGAAATAGTCGCCGATCGCCAGCGCGCCGTCAGCCTTGGCGAGGATCCAATGCGCCTTGGTTCCGAATTCCAGGAACTTGGCCACGAAGCCATGCGGACCGGTCGTGGTGAGCTTGGCATACACCGTCCCACCCTTGGCACTCGTGCTGATCTTGAGCCCGTCGCGCAACTCTCCGGAAAGCACGCGCGCGTTGCTCTTAGCCTCCTCCTGGATGGGCTTCATGCCGGCGCGCAACATGCCGCGCGTGACGTTTCTCTCGATCTTCACCGGAACCTGTTGCAGGAGTGCGTAGAGCTCCGACAGGCCCTTGACGTTCACAGCGGAGTTCATGCGCTGAAGTCCTCGCAGAGAAGTTCCATTGCATCCTTGCGCCCGAGCATGGCCGGGCCGCCGATGATTCGCAGCAACCGTTCACCGTCCCCGTATACGCGCACGCGCATGGTCGCGTTGATTCCGGAGCGCCAGCGCATGCGCACCCGCACCTTGTTGGTCGCACGTACGACGCCCTGCTGCAATGCCTCCGACTTGCTCGGGATCATGTCCTGCACCTGGGCCATCCAGCGCACGGCCACTGGCGGGCTATCGGTCGTCACCAGCGGCAGCCAAGACACGACCTGCGTCTGCGTGGTCGAGTCGGTGCTCTTCGCCGGGTATTCGATGGAGACCTCGCGGTCAAGCAGACCAGATCTCATGGCTCTCTGCGGAAAGCGAACGCGCCAATGGATTCCCGGCCGGCGCGCGTCTCATGGTCGCTCTCATAGATCGGGGCGAACCCTTGGCGGACCATCCAATCGACGAAGCCCTGGGCGGTGAAATAGTACAGGTGCTCCCCCGGCCGGTAATGCTTCGAGCTGCGGATCCCGCGCAGATCGCGGAAAATGGGAATCGAAGCGAATAGCAGCGTTCCCGGGAGGAGTCCACATAGCGCGTCCTTCGGATGCTCCATGTGCTCGAGCACGTCCCAGGCGGTGACTGCGTCATACTCTCCTTGCAGCGATCCGTCGTCGAGATAGCCGAGCTCGCGCAACCGCAGTCTCGCCTCCGGGATGACGTCGTCCCCGTACGCTTTGAATCCGAAGTGCCGCGCCTCGCGGATGAAGGCACCCGAGCCGGCACCGATATCGAACACGCTGGACCCAGGCGAGAGCAGGCGCGACATCATGGCGCAGCGACCGGCATTGACCGCCTTGGAAACCTCGTTGCCATCGTAGGCGTCCACCTTAGCGAGGTAGTCGGCGCCGTATTCGACCCGTCCGGCCATCATGTCTGTCTGATAAGCAACCCCGAAGTCCTCGCACATGGTCAACTCTTCATCGACCTGCGAGACCGGGAGGGTGGCAATGATCGGGTCCATTTCAGCGCTCTTTCCGTTCCCAGTAGGCGAAACAGTCGTGCGCCGCCCGCGTGACCTCATTGCGCGGCAGTCGGTTCACCAGGTTCCAAACCGCCGGTTGGAGCGGCCAAAATTCATGGAATAGCACGCGACCGCAGCGCTCCACCAGGGCGAAGTCGTATTCAGTGTCGTTCGTATGGTCCCCGTCCGAGAAGGCGAAGTCGAACTCTAGATCGGCAATCAGCTTGCGCTTGTCGCGGTTCCTTGCGACGTCGTGGAAGACGATGTTGTCTATCCCGAGGTGCTCGACGATATCGTATTTCAGAAGCTTGCTCGGATCATCATCTACGCTGATGCAAATCACCTCGTCGAAGTATTGGGAGAGCACGACCGCGGTGATCCCGTGATATGTGCCGATCTCCAGGCACCGCCGTGCGGGACTGCGGAATAGCTTGCTCCCGGCACGGATGCGATCCAGGAAACTCGCAAATTCCATGCAGGCGCTCGATCGCGCAAAGGCGCGCGGCCCGAACTTCTTCAATACCTTGAGTAGTAGCGGATTCCCGGCGATTGGACCGTGTTCGTGGCCATCGAGTACCAGGTTGGCATCAGCTCCAGCGCTCTGCCCGCCCATACGTTCGTTCACTTGCCTTCTCCCTTGAATCCCACGACGGCGAACGACCAGGCGAGGTCTCGTTCGCCGTGCAGGACATTGATGAATCCGATGTCGCGCATCATCTGTGCGATGTCCTTGGGCCAGAACAGGTGCTTGTGCTTTCGGCAGTTCTGCGGGCGCCAATAAGCCATATCCGGATGCGGTAGGTAAAGAAACAACACGCCACCGAGCCGGATGCGCGTCGACCAGTGCTCTACCGCCCGGGCTGGGTCGTCCAGGTGCTCCAGGCAATGGCTGGAAAATACGTAGTCGAACTCTCCTTCGGGCAGCCCGTTGGCATCCGCGCCGGCGGTGCGCTCGATCGGAATCGCCCCGGGAAGCGGCCATTTCCCGCACCCTACGTCTAGTCCATGCCCCTGGCAGAACTGCAATGCGGTCGCCGCGATGTACTGCTGGGCATTCCCGTCTTTCAGGTACGACGGATATTGCTGGCCGTGATACCAGAACGTCTGGGCGCCGTTCATCGCAGCTTTCTCAGCATGAACTTCAGGCGCATGTCGGTCACGATGGCGTGCTTGCTCATGTTCGCTACCAACCACGCTATCTCCAGGTCGGGCCGGTGCCGGATCGGGTCGTCTGCTGGCCCCGGACGCCATTTCTCGTCGACGTTGTGCACTCCGGAAGAGAAGAAGTCGAACCCGGTGATGTAAACCGAGGCCGGCCGCGCAGCCAGGACGTCCAGGATGGCGGAGAACCCGGTCGACGGAATGTGTCCTTGCAGCAGACGCACCTTGGCCAGGAATTCATCGACCGATGGCACCGCGGTCGGGCAGAACCACCACTTTGCTCGCGCCGTGTACACGTACCGGAAATCGACCCCGTTCTGCCGCCCGTGGCGCTCGTGCCAGTCGGAATTGAGCGCCTTCGCGTTCGGACACTTGCACATGCAAAGCTTCACCCCTTCGCCCTGCAATTCGGCCGCCGTCTTGCGAATCGAGGCGCCGTAGAAAGAGTAGTGCACGTCGGTGCGCCGGCCCTGCTCGTCGCCCACCTTATGGTTATTCACCCGAAGCACGATGTCGTGGCCGTCGATCGTTCCAGGCATGTTCTCCAGGCAGGAGGGCCCGCTGCCCACAACGGCAACGGACTTTCCGGTCATCATCGCGCCCGCGTCTGAGAGCGTGAGGAAATCAGGCATGTTCGAAGAGCGCGACGCGGTCGGAGAATGCTCGGGCCGCCTGGGACAGCGCATCCGGCGTCCAGTCGTCGACGACGTAGGCGGACGTCTCGGCGGACAGCACCTTCTGCGGCGTGATCGCCTTGATGTACGGGTGCCGGGTGTGCTCCATGCCGTGCGCTGCCCAGATACAAAGCAAGGGTTTCCCCAACGCCTCCGCGAGCGGGATGCAGAACGACGGCTGCGCCACGATGCCGTCGCAAACGCTGGCGAGATCAATCAGCCCCCGTACGCTGGTCCTGCCGCGCATGTCGATGTGCACCGGCAGGTCGTATCCGGGTTCGTTCTTTCCGACGCGGGCCAGGAAGCACAACGCGGAGAGCGACGCGATGAGGGCGCGGAAGGCTTCTTCGCGCGGCAGCAGCTCGGCGCCGAAACCATCCTTACGTTCCATCGGAGCCCGTCCCCCATGCACCAGCACGACTGGCCTACCGCCCGATGCCCCCAGCCAGGATCTACGAAGGTCTTCTGGGGGATCCCATTCCATGCGCAGCGGCAACCCGCGCGGAACGCGCGCCGAGAGGCAGACGTCCTCCCACTGCGTGGTGTCCGGCCGGTGCTTGCCCACCACATAGTGCCCGACAACGTCCACTTGCTCACGCCGGAAGGGGGCGGTCGTCGCGCCCGACCCGGCGAAGATGTCCGGATAATCGCTGCAGACGGTCACCTTCTCGCCCTGGCGCACGAAATGATCGACCAGGGGCCGCAGGTAGATCGAGTCGCCCAGGCCGGAGCCGCCGCGCAGCGTGATCACAGCGCCTCCTCCAGTTCGCACTTCTCGAATGAATCGATGCCGCTGCGCGGGTTGCAGTTGATCACCCGGACGCCGGCGTCCCGTATCGCGTTTTCCGCCGCCGAGAATGACCGACGATATTCCGGATAGGCTAGCACCGGCGTGGGCCTCGGGTGGCCACCATGCCAATGCGTGGAGGGCGTCTTCGCCTCCGGCTCTTTCGCGTCATAGCCGAGCAGTATGACAACCGCAGCTCCGGCCAGGATGGCGAGATTGAGCGCCTGGAAGCCGGAATGCCGGCCGGTCACGAGAGCCTCCGGGTCGAGCGAGAGCCCGTTGCCATTGTGCGGGAAATGCTTGTTGCGCAGCACGTGCACCGCCGTGTCCTCGATGTTG